CGTTAAAGCAAGTGCAGATGGACCATATTTTGCTAACATGCTTGTACCTGCCGCTTTAAAGGCCGATTCTCCCGCCGCTTTCGCTCCCGCTTGAACAGCCGCACTAGCGGCATATTCTTTACCACCATTAATGGTAGCCTCGGCTAAATAATTTTTGATTGCGGTTCTTTTTGCTGTTGCTTGAGCAGCGTCAATAGTTAATTGACTATCTCCACCTCTAAACATGTAATCTTTAAAGGTGTCAAAGTAAGAGGATTTAGCTCCGGCATCTCCCGCTGCTGTAAGAGTGGTGTCTAAAGCCGCTTGTTGTCCGCCCGAAGCAGTTGCCGCTACTTCGGGCTTGACGTAAGTATCTCCCATAGCATCTTGTATCATAGAATCTGTTGGAAGTGGTGTTGCATAAGCATCTCCCATAGCCGCTTGTACGTCAAAACTTCCGGTATTAACGCCTTGAGTAAGGTTCGATCCAACGGTTGCCGCCGCAGGATTAGCGGCGGTAGGAATGCCTATTGATCCGTCCGCTAAAGTAGTTACGCCGAGATCGAGACTTCCGGCGTTCGCCGCAGAATCAAGACTAAGGCCGGCCCCCGAAGTTGCCGCATCTGTAGCTAAAGTACCCGAAGTAGTCGCCGTGTCTAAACTACCTACGGAAGTAGCCGCATCTATCTCTGCCGTAGTCTTGCTCAAATCTGTAAGAGGTGTTTCCGCTAAATTAGCAGCGGCTTGACCGGCTAAATCAGGTGCAGTAAATGCTCCCGAAAAACCTTCGCTAAAGGAGCTTCCTTCGGTCATTGCACCTTTTGCACCACCTAAAGCCCCTGCGGTAACCGCGGTTAATGCGGCGGCTTTAAACGCATCTTTTATATTTCCACCCTGTATAAGAGTACCTATACCCGACCCTAATGCCGCGGCATATGCGGGGGCTATTGAAAACCCTAAAGCGGGTAAAGCGTAAGGCAAGGCAATAGCTAGTATAATAGGTGCGGCTTTCTTGAGAACTTTTCCGACTTTCTTAACAGCTTTCTTAATCCCTTTAAATATCTTGGAAAAGAAACCAAACTCCATGAGCCCCGTTTCAGGGTTAAAGCTGTTTTCGGCAGAACCAACTACATACCGCTCGGGGTCTTCAATACCCGCTTCGCGTAAGTGTTGAAATATAGATTCTTTTAGAGCAGGGCTTTGGTCAATTAACTTGCGCGGAACAATCAACTCACCGGTTTCAACGTGGACAACGCGGTCATCACCAAACCGACCATATGAGGCCATTTTAGCGGCAATGTTCTCAAACTCGGCAATACCGTTATCACCAAATTCTTTTCGGGTATTCTGTCTTTCAAGCGTAGCAAAGTCGTCATCGGACATGACGAAATCACCAATACCCCCCGAAGGAACCTCTTCGTAATCTAATTGTTCTGCCGCGTTTGTCATTATCCTGCTCCGCTTGACAATGATAAAGGTATAAGCTCATTCATTGTACTTAGTTTAGTTCTAATCGTCTATGACGTAGTAACCGTCACCGATCCTACCGCCGAAGTTCCCACAGAACCTCGCGCATGTGGTGTATTAAGCTGTGCAATTTTTAAAAACCCACTGTGTTCAAAAACCGCACCTATCTCTAAACCACTGTCGTCACTTTGTAACTCAGTCAAAGTTAACGTGGTTGCCCGCCAAATGCCCGGTGTGTTTATCTGTTGCAAAAACACCGAAAACGAACGCACAATCTGCGCCATAAAAGGCTGATTGTATGTCTCAGGGGNGTTAGGGAACTGCGGAGGTACTAATCCTCGGGACATTACTGTCTCCCGTCAGGACGAATATCAACCCGTGGTGTGCCTAATCGCCAGCTAGTTCCAGTGCCTGTCGATTGGATTTTTAAAGCAAAGGACCGGCCACGTAAGCGCAAGTGGACNTGATCCGTAAACTGCTCTACCGGTGCTGTTGCCGATCTGGTCACGGCACTGGTCGAAGACTGTAGGTAATTCCCACCGGGAAAGTTCCTAGTCTGAAATATAAAGTTAGCACTAGGCGAAGTAACCGTAGACCCGTCAAAAGTTAAATCCGGCAATACCCTACGCATAAACACGTAGTTGTTTCCGTCGCCCAAAGACATCTGACTGCTTTCAACATACGCATCAATAGCCGTAACAGGCGCAGTACTACCGTCATCGTACCCAACCTCGTGAAGGTACAAATACCCATTACTGCCCGCGGCTATCGGGTCGTTGTTTATGCCCCGATCTAACCACGCAGTTCTGTCTAACGAGCCGTAGTACCAGACCTGCTCTTGGTAGTTGTAAACAACATATCGGTCATTATCAGAACTGGATTCAGACGGATAAAACCACCATATCTCCGAAAAGCTAGAGTTTACACCGGCTACAATCTTTTCTCGTTGAAAGTTGTTTATGTCGTTAAAAACAAAACTCTTAACAGAACAAGGGAGCTTTTGAACCTGACCGGTAAACACGTAAAACTCTTCCATGCCCATCCAAAAGACGCTTTCGTCTACCGCTACCGCCGCCAAAGGCGAAGCAATCGTTATATTGTCACCTAGTTGCGAAATACCAAAAGTAAACGGAGGGCCAATAAACTGCATGGAATGTACCGAGGTGTCGGTAAGAATAAGGATTTGTTGGCGTGTTTCAATAGCCGCAACAATCTCGGACCCAGAACCAATGCGTAAATCACCCGCAGTATTGGTAACTTCTGACTTCCACGTAAACGCATCACCCTGAGAAGAAAACCGAATTAACAACGGATCTTGAGTCCCAATAGATGTTTCAGCATCACAACCAAAAGCAATAACATGCTTGTCACGGTCCGAAACCATTACCTGTTTGGCAATAGTCGGAATAGTCGTATCTGAGCTTTGGTCCGACAAGGGCTCTGCACGTTCATTCGTTCCGGCAGATTTATCCCAGTAAAAAACTCCCGCGTCACGAGCGTTGATTATTAAGTCTTCACCGAAATTATCATGGGACCATATGCGTAAAGTAGCACCCGCTACCGACGTTGAAGAGCCCGAACTCCACGCACCACGGCTCCAAGACCCCGCACCCCAGCCCGTGCCAATTACCGTAGTGTCCAAGCCCGTGTTAATTTGATATTTAGCACGAGAACTACCTCCGCCGTTACCTGAGTCTGATGACGTAGCATTTACCGCAGTCGCCACGATAGCACCATTAACAGTAACAGAGCCAATAGTCGAAACAGTTCTAGCAGAGATAGTGTAAGAGTTAGAATTTACAACAGTGACTATTTGATATTCTTGGTTTAAAACATCCGCAGTGATAGCATCACCTAGTGTTGCCGCACCATCAAATGTAACAAAATCGTTTTCAACCGCACCGTGATCAGTTTCTGTAACGGTTATTAGCGGGGAACCGTTACCTACTTTGGCAAACGTAACGTCGCCCACGGCAGTAGTTAAACGAATTGGCGTTATATCGGTATAACCGCCGCCTTCTTCTATGTAGTATTTAAGATGTGTGCCAACGCCTATGAACCGTGAGCCGTCGAGCGCGATAAAAGGATGTAAAGCACGAGCCGTGCCTAAATAACTTAGAGAAGACTTTTTCTCCCAACCACCGATTTTCTCAGGTGTTCCAAACCTAAAGCGTACTTTATTGCAATCGAACCAACCGCCTTCGTTAGTGTACGAGGTGGTTTCGCGATTTACGCCGGGCCGAAACTGAAGTTTGGTAAGAGGCATTTTTTCTCACTTTTTAGATTTAGACTTTTTCTTACGAGCAATCTTCTCAAGTTTTTGAGTGTACGCCTCATTTACGTCAGGTGTCGATGGATCATCCGCCACATAACGACCTTTTTCATCTCTAGCTCTTTCTTTCTCCGAGGTGTCCGGTCCAAATAAAGGCCAATATATCCGAGAAAGCCAATCTTTTACAGATTTAAGCACCCGTAGCCACCACGATGATAGGCACAAGGCTCAACACATTCGATAGTTTAATTTCCATCTTTAGCTATCCAAAGTTGGCTTTGTGCCTGACGGAAATTCAGAGGTACTAGGCCAATCGCGGAGTGCAGTTCGATACGTTAGAATGTTAGCGCGGTTAGGCCAGTCAGGTGTTTGACTTGCTTGATCGGTAAACGCTAGTTCCATATCACGCCACATACGTGCCTCTTCCTCTGCTGTTGGCTCTGGTATTGTTGGCTCGACAAACGCTTCAACATGATCGAAATTAGCTTTAACCCAAGACTCTTCGCCTTTAATGCAAGGATTGGTAATGTTGCCGTCTGCATCTTTAATAATCCATTTGTTACTCATATTATTCTCCTTATGACGGTAAGTATTGAATTAGTACAAGGCCGTCGCCACCTGCACCGGCTATGGCATAAGCTGCACCATTATATGATGCCACCCCTCCCCCGCCACCGCCTATTCCACCGTTCCCGCCAACATGATAGGTTCCCGTCCCACTACTATTTACGTTGCCGCCACCGCTTAAATCGCCGGCATTAACGTGTCCACCTCCACTTTGATTGCCAACGGCGTATTGGTATGCTCCTGCATTTCCACCTACTATTTGACCAAAACCCGACATTG